GAAGCTCCGAACCAGAGAATACCGATGTCCGAGGGAGCGAAGACGTTGCAATCCTGGATGGTGGAGTAGAACCCGTTTCCATCGCTTCCCTGGAAGCCAGCACGGCAGCCGAAGGAAGCGGAGACTCGGGAGATGAGGCTCTGTGCGTTGGCCCAGCTGGAGAAGTTGGTGCAGGCAGTCTGCGCGTGGATGTGCAGGTCCTGGAGCATCATGTAACTGAGCCCCGTGCCGCCCTTCATCCGGATGTAATGTGGAACGAGGTGCAACCCGTCGGTCGGGTTGGAGGACGGACCGTTGTTGGCTCCCGGGACCTGGACCGCTGCTTGCGCCACGATGAAGGGAAGGTATTTGTACCCCGCCGGGTCCAGAGGGAAGTTCGTCTGGTCCCAGTTGCAGAGCCATACTGTATTGGCACTGGCGGTGTACGGGCCAGGCGTCGGAGTGAAGCTTCCCGTTCCGGTGTGGAACGGGGTCTTCGCCATTTCGATGCAGCCCAACGAGGAGGCTGGGGGCATGTTCACCCCAACGTCATCCTGCTGAATCTCCATTCCCGGGTTGCCGATGGTGGCGCTCTCCCAAGGCTGGCGGAAGACCGGACCGGTGGTCCCGACGTGCATTTGGTGGACGCCGTTGATGTACAGCCAGACGTTGGTTCCGTCGTAGTTCAGCTCGACGTTGGCAGTGACCCCAACCGTGAGGTTCCCGCTGTCCAGGACGGTTTGCTGACCCGTCGTGAGGTCCAGCGTTCCGGTGGTCCAGTCTGGACAGGTCGTGAAGTACGCCCGGAGGTGAGCGTTCACTCCATCGGAGACCAGCTTGAAACAGAGAGCGCGGTCGATGAAGGAGCTTGAATAGACACCGGTCGGACCTTCCGTCCCGAAAAGATGACGCTCACCGGAGGTGGGGATGGAAGGGAGCTTGTACTCGAACCGGACTCCAATCGCAGTCGTGTCAATCATCATCCCCAGGAACCAAGTCCAGGGGTATGAGTCATGAAGGGGCAACGTCAACATCGTAGGACTGAGGTGCAGCGAATGGGTCGAGGTCCCGTTCAGCGGTGGGTCGAAAGTCACGACCGAGGCGACGTAGGCAGCCAGGTCGGCTGAGGCCACTTCGCCCGTGGCGTAGAACACCGGCCCAGAGAACTGCTCCACGTTCGCCGGAGTCGCGGACGTTGATGCTCCAGCGACGACGTTCGTGGCGTCGTTCCCATCCCCGTAGATGATGGTGTACCAGGGAGTGAGCAACGGCTTGCTGGTGTACCACCATCCGGTGGGAATATAGATGGCTGCGCCGGTCCTCCCGAAGTTCTGGTAGTTGAACAGCGGGGGAGGGAAGACCACCGTCTGGATGTACTGCACCGCCCGGTACCAGGCGACGGACATATCCTTGGTCGGGTCGTTGGGGACCAGGGTGTCATCGAACTGGCGGATGTCGAAAACGCTGACCACCGCTCCGTTGACGAAGATTTTCTGTCCAGCGTACTTCTGCTTGATGGTGGAGACCGAGCCACCGTGGGTGTCGTCGGCAGCCGTGGCGTGGAGGACATTACCGTCCACCCCATCCAAGAGCAGCCCTTCAGCGGTGGGCGTGTTGCTGAACGGTCCGAGGACGACGCCCCCGCCTCCGCCACCTCCGGCAAGCCAGGCAAGGTCAGTGGGGGAGGTGGCTCCCAGGAAGCGACCAGCGATGTATGGCTTGGGGAGAACATCCGCCCACTGCATCCCGCTCTCGTCTCCCTTGACCTGGAGGAACTTGAGCGCGTTCCCGATGACGGACGGAATCGTAATCAGCGAGATGAGGTAGGCCAGCTCCTGCATGACGCAGACTGCCCGGTCGAAATCGTACTCCACCGTCTGGGCCGGGAAGGGACCCTGAGGGGAGTAGACATCGGGCTGGGTGCGCGGGGTGTCGCGCTCCACCCGGACGATGGCCCCGTTGGCCGGGGCAACCAGGAAGCTGATGACCCCGCCCGGGATGGACTGGTCGTTGGAATTAAATACGGTGGTGAACGCGGTGGTCGGAACGTCGTCCACCTTCACCACCAACCAGTCTACCGACCGGCAGTAGAAGGTGAAGGAGAAGTCCGTCCCCCCTCCAGCCACGTACTGGTTGAAGACGTTGAGAGTCGAAACACTCATTTCTTCTTGCCCTTCCCGTAGGCCGAGTATGGCTGGCCAGGAGCAATCAGCTGCTTAAAGAATTCCGCGTCGTTCAACTTCAGCTCCCCCCGCTGGAGGCGCAGGTACATCTTGATTCCGCTGGACGGTCCCTGGAACGGAACCTGTCCCACACCGGGGACACCTACCTCTGCGCCTAGATTCCCTACAGTGTAGAACAATTTCTCCATCTCGTCACCATGGAGTTTGTCCTTGGCGTTCCGGGTCCAGTAGGTCCCGGCGAGGTCTCCGAAGCGCTCCAAGTCATCCACGATGGGAAGGCTCAGCGGGCGAGCACCGAAGAACTCCAGGTGGTCCTTCAGCGGAGTCTTATCCATGAAGTGCTTCGCCGCATCGAGACCGAGGTCCCCTACTCCCGGGAGGGAACGAAGCACGGTCTGAGCAACTGCGGTGCCCCCATTGGCCACCGCCCACTTGTAATCATCTTTGTCATCCCTGCCCTGAGTTGCCGCAGGGAACAGTCCGCGACCAAGGGCCGCCGTGGCGAGTGCTGGGGCAGCGACAACATACAGAAAATGAGCAACCATCTTGGGGTAGTCGCCACGTTTGAATTCGTACCCCATGTTGTGAAGATGGTTGTAGATGTTGTTCGAGTACCCGGCAGCCAGGTTGAGGAAGCTCCACACCCACTTGTTGTGACGGAAGAACTGGGGGAGGTCCTTGAAGCTGGAGCTGGAGTCGGCGGTCCGGACCACCTGGTCCGCGAGGTGCTTCACCCGTGCTTCGTACTCCGGGGTGCCAGGCATGATGGGCTTCTGCCCAGCGGCGACGGCTTCCTCAGCTTCCTTGCCGAGAATTTGATATGCCTTCTGCTCGCCCGCGAGGTAGTTCACCATCGAGGACTGCTGAGTGAACCACTTCATCCAGAAGAACGCAGTTTGCTTGACGAACTTCTGGACATGCGCCTCTGAGCGACGAAGGAACTCCGGAGCAGTCTCCTCGAACACCTGGTCCAGCGCAGCCTGAGGCATCGCTGCGTCTTGCATGTGGAGCGCGGTCTTCACCTCACCGGAAGTCTCGAACACCCGCTTTCGCTCTGCCGGGTCGAACGCCTTGCCGAAGCCGATGGCGAAGTTCTTCCACCCCACGTCGTTGATGCCGGCGATGGCACCCGTGAGCTGGGGGATTGCAGTTGCAAACTTCCACCCGAAAAGTTTCAGGTTGGTTCCGTACTTCAAATACCCCATGAACTTGCTGACGCCGTTCAGTCCAGGGGGGACTTCCGAGCCTGCGCCTTTCGCCAGGTCCCGAAGCCAAGCGTCGAACTGCTGGTACACCGGCATGCTGTACTGCTCGATGATGGCGGTGGCAGTCTTGGGGTTCTCCAGCGCCACCTTCGCCTGGGTCAGCGAGTCATACATCTCGGTGTAGCGGATGACGTCTGCCAGGTGCCGAGCCACGTTCTGGAGGTCGTAATCCAGGGGGAGCGCGAGACCGCTCTCGGTGCGAGCCAGGGTGAAGGACTTGGGAAGCCCCGCCCTCTTCTGCTCCGGAGAGAACAGAGAGTTCACATCATCGGCAGGACGGGCAACCCGGGCCCGCTCGTAGTCGTAGACCGTGGGGACGTAACCACCCTTGAGAGTCTCCGTGCTCCCATCGGGCATAATAAATACTTCGGGCCTGGCATCCACCGGGTCAATCTTCTGCCCGGTCTCCTTGTACTTGGTCTCCCGGACCGCGTCCCAGTGGGAGCCGGTCAGCCCCACCAGGTCGTTGACGGTGTGGATGTCCTTGGCAGTGATGGTGCCTCGGCTGATGAGGTCCTGAAACCACTGCTTGTACTGCGCGTGGGTCATCCCCTCGCCCCGGGCCATGACCTCCCAGTTGCGAGCGTCCCCGAAGTAGGCGAGCTGCATCAGCGTTTCGCGAAGGGAATACTCGCGACCCGCCCCGTGGTCCGCCATGGGGTTGTGGACCCGGGACTCCAGCCGTCCGTTCTCGGTGGCTGAGCCTCGGAGGATTTTCTCCAGCGCCGTCCGGGCCCGCTCTCCCTTTGCCTCCACCCGGTTCAGCGCTTCCTGAATCGGCTGGTTGATGACCCGGTCCACGTCCGAGCCGAACACCTTGAACATGAACTCCGGGCGAATCAGGGAAGCCATCGCTCCCTTGATTTTCTTGATGGTGCCCGGACGAACATCAGACTTGGAGAGGTCCTCCACCTTCTCCCAGGGAGCGGACTTCAAGATTTTATCGGAAAGGTAGTCGTCCATCTCCTCCCGAGCCACCCGCTTGCCGTTCCAGATGACCGCGTCCCGCTGCTTCGCCAGGTACTCCGCCGTCTCGATGGCAGCGAAGGCTTCCTTGAGCATCGGCAGTTCCATCCGCTGCCAAGGCTGCAGACCCCCGGGTTCGGCGAATTGATTATCGAGGGGGAAGGACTCCCCGCGCTCATGAATTTTCTGGAGCGCCGCCCGGAGGGAAGCGTCGGAGGCGTCCTTCAGCCCAGCCGCTTGATTGATGTCCAGACCCGGCGGAGCTTCCTTGAAGCCCAGCCCAGTAAGCAGATGGTCAATGACCGCCAGGTACTCCGGGCCTGCACGTCCAATACGAGTACGTCGAGAATCGTTGTTCGCGAGGTCCTTGAGGTCCGAGACAGCATCCGTAACTTCCGTCTTTGCTTCGGTGAGAGCAAGGAAGAGCTTCCTGTTCAAGAGAGCCAGGCGGGCCTGGTTGGATGCCTCGTCGAAGTTTCCTTTCCCGACTGCCCGCTTCATCTCCATCGTCGCCTTAGCTTCCGCCCGGAAGGCGACCGCTGGACTCAGCTCCTTCGCCTTCACGTCGCGCATGTAGTCGCGCACCGTGGCGTCCAGGGCAGAGTCGATGAAGCCGTCGCTCAGCTTCACCCCCAGGCGCTTGGCGAGAATTTTATACCTGTACTTCTGCAGTCGTTCGAACGCCTTGCCCTGAGCGAGCAAGAGCCCCTGAGAGCGGGCCCAGTCCCGGGGGTCGTTGAACTCCGGGTGCCGCTCCTTGAAGATTTCCTGGGTGCGGTCCTCGATTTGAGTCTTCACGTCCTCGGCAGAGCGCATCCGCTCCAGCATCTCTCGACCGGTCCCCCCGGTTCCGAGGATGGCCGCCAGTTCCTCCGGGGCGTACCCGATGAGCTTGTCGCTCTTGCTCTCCACTAGCCCTTCGAACTCCTTGGGGTCGAAGCCCTCTATCCGGACATCGTCATAATTCAACTTCATGTGGTCGATGCCGTACTCTCGACCGTCCAGGGTGTTGCCGGTACGCAGCCACTCCCGGAGATTGTTGATGTCGTTCATCGTGACTTCGGTAATTGCCCGAGCACGATTGTCCACCAGCTCCGCTCGCGCAGTCCGGGCCTCGGCGGAGCCAGCTTTTGGAATTTTGGTATAGAGCTCCCGGCGAGCCTCATTCTCCGCCTCGCGGTAGCCGAGCATCTCCTCCTTGGTCTGGAGAACACCTTCGAAGGCATCGGCCATGTCGTAGCCAAGCACCTTGGAGACGTGGTCCGTCTCCTCCTGCATGGCGAACATCGGCTCCATCATCTTCCGGATTTCCGGGTCGAACTGCACGCCTTCCCGGGCCAGCCCTTCCATCGAGCCCTTCATCCACCGGGAGAGCGTGCTGAAGGTGTCGATGAGCCCTTCGTTGGGAGCGACGCCTTCCTGGAAATACTTCTCCATCCCGTCAACGAACTTCTCTGCCTGAGCAGAGGTGAGGTCGGTCCCTGGCTCATGGCCCAGCCACTTATCGATGGCCGCCATCCGCTCGGGGACCAGCTCGCCCCAACGGTAAGAGATGTAGTGCGCCATCTCATGGAGCAGGGTGGACTTGTCCGCCCACCCCGACTGGGTGATGAGCTTGTACTTCCCCAGCTCCTTGATGGTCCCGGCGATTCTCTTCTCGTTCTGCCCCTGCTTCCGAGCCTCGACTCCTTCTCCAGTGTGGAAGGTCTTGACCGCTTCCGGGTCCATGGCTACCGCTCGTTCGGCAGCCAGAGGCCCAGTATTGATTACTCCTCGGTCGGCTCCGGTGATTTCGCCGGGGCGGATGAAGACGGGGACGACGTCTTTTCCTTCCTTGGTAGCTTTGGCAAGAGCGGCTTCCGCTCGGAGGAAAGCTCGTCCTTCAGGAAGGTCGCCTCCCGGTCGCTCCTTCCCCTCAACTCGGAAAGCAAGGAACGTTTCACCAAGAGTTTTTTCCGCCGCTTCACGGAGTTTTTCGAGCGGCGCCTTGACGGGCCCCTGTGCTTCTTCCTTCTTGGCTTTCTCGGTCCCGGAGCCTTTCCGGATTTCTCTTCCCCGCGCCTCCGATACGATTGACTTGAGCTTCTTTTCGAACGCAAGCGCGGCATTGTCACGGCTCCCCGCCACCTCCACCGGACTCTTTGCGTAGTCCTCGAACACTGTGGGTTCGACACCCAGTGACTTTGCTCGCTCCAGCGACGCGGTTCGCATCGACTGGGCGTACAGATTCGCAACTGTCTTGGCTTCCGAAGGCAGCTTCCCGCTAGCGGAAAACTTCGCCTCCAGGTCCTTCGCTATTTTCTTGGTGTCCTCTTCAACCGGGTCCTTCTCACTGGGCTCCCGCTGGAACTTGGACAGCTCCTTCTGCTCATCGAGAGTGAAGGTGTCCCCGAACCGCTCGTGCCCTACAAGGGACTCGGCACCAGGCTTGGTCTTGACCTCAGCCGCATAGTCGGCGGTAGGTAGGATTGCTTCCTGTCCGGTCTGCTCCGCCTTCTGGAGGCTGCGCTCGACGACAGGAGATGACACAGCACCGGGCACTGACTGCCGCAGTTCCGTCGGTGGGACTGCAACTGTTGCATGAGTGTTTGGGTCGCCGTGGGCTTCCTGGACTGCATTCACCACTTCCCTGAGGCGTTCCGGATTTTGTTGGGCCGCTTCACCAGCGGATAACTCCCAGAGAATTGGAACGCCCTTGGTCCGGAAGTCGGTGGCGAGTACTCGCTTTTGTATAGCGAGCTTACCCTTCCCGAGCAGCGCGGAGCCACCGCCACCCGCTACACCCAGGAAGAAGCCGGGTAGAAGTGTACCCTCCAGCGAGGTGGCCTCCTTGTAGCCTTCCACCAGAGCGCTGTCTTCCCAGGGGGTGTCGGAGGTCTCCGCATACGGAACTTCCTTACCCAGGGCAGCCAGCACGTTCTGGGTGCCCATCTCTGCAATCTTGTTCAGGAGACTGAAGGCAGCATTGATGCGTGCGCCCTTGACTCCAGCGTCGGCAATCTTCAGGAAGTCGGAACGGAACTCAGGCTTCTTGAGTGCCCACCCTGCCAACCGCTCCAGGACCACCTGTCCCGGCACTCCCTCTCCAGCGAACTTCTGGAAGATGGGACCGAGGGCCTTGCCCATGTACTTGAAGCCCAGCTCGGCACCGAGCGTATTAATTACCCCAACCGAGATGGCGTAGCCTCGCGCGACTTGGGGGTCGATGGGGTCGCCGTTCACCGTCTTCATGGTCAGCGCCTTGTCGAACGCTGCCCCGGTAGCGTCGTAACCCATCCGGGCCGACATCGCGGTGTGGAAGGCGAGGCCAGCGCTAGGGACTGCAGCTTCCGGACCGGCTGCAGCAGTGAGCGCCGCAGTTCCTGCAGCCGCTACAGTCCCTGTCGCCAGTTGCCCTGCTAGAGCACCTCCCATCTCCACGGTGTTCTTGACCACCTCCGGGAGCTTCGACTTCTCGACGGTCTCTTCGTACTTCTTCTGGTACTTGTCGTATTCAAGCTGGGCGTCGGGGTCATCCCACTTGGTGATTCCAAGAGCCTGGTCCGCCCGGATGCTGGTCATCCGACTCCGGTACCAGGACCCCTTCATGATGTCCCAGAGCGAATTGATTACGTCGTCCTGCTGCTTGATAGCTGCTTCGGTGTTCTCCTTGACCTGGCGCTGTTCGTTGAAGTCACCCTTGAACGCCTCCTCCATGGAAGCCAGGGTGTCCAGCGTCTTGTTGTCCGAGGCGAAAGCTGCAGCGGTCCCCGGGGAGTCCGCCAGCTTCCGCGCGGTGACCGGTGCCCGCTTGATGAACGTCAGGGGGTTCGGCGGGTCTGCTGCCCCGTCCTCCGCGTTCAACCGAGCGGCGGGGGTGGAGTTCTTCGGCAACGCCGAGTCGAGTGCCCGCTTGGCAGCCAGAGGGTTCCGCCCACGCTCACGGACGGTGGACAGAGCCGTGCCCAGCCGCGACTGCAGCGGGTCAGGCTCCTGGACGTCGATACCCGTCGGAAGCGGGGGCGCCTCCGTGGGGTCGTCTACGTCCTCTTCATCGGCTGGCAAACGGGTTCTCCTTGAGCTTGTTCTGCTTCAGCCAGACGGCTTGCAATAGCTCGGTGTCGGTCGGCTTCCGGTTGCGAAACTTCTGGGGGTACGTTGTCCGGAGCCAGCCCGCCAGCTCATCCCGATGGAGGTCCACGAAGGCCGAGGTCTCAATCTTCTCCTTGGCCGTGGGGACCTGTTCTGAATTCTTGGTCGCCTTCCAGGCGTCATCGAATACATCCACCACCGGCTTCAGGTGGTCGTCCCAGATGGCGTCCAGGTTGCCGGCAGTGAGTTGAGGGTACTTGGTCGCGTACTGACTCCGCACCCGCTGAATCTGGGGAATCCAGGACGGGGGAACATCGGAGAGTGGAGTGTGGCTCTCGGGCACCGTGTCCGAACTCAGCCCGCCCCAGGTGGAGACCGTCTTGCTGGTCTGCCGATTCGCTGCCCACTCGGTGGCGAACTCTCGAATCTCAGTCGACTTCAGCTTCCCACCATGCTGCTTCTCGTAGCTCCGGAGGTCCTGGAGAAAGGCGTTCTTGATGCTTGCCTTGACCATGAGCGAATTAACGTTCTTGTCCGTGGGCTTGTACCCCAGGGTGTCGGTGACGTAGGCAGCCGCCTCTTTCACGTCCGCGCGAACGGGTTCAATCGGCTCCCCGTCTCGGTGAGCTTGCTGAATCTCCTTCCACTTCTTCACTTCGGCGATTGGGATGTGGAATTTCGTCGCGAAATCATTAATTGGAATGTCATCCGGATCCATGATTTCGCCAGTCCAAGGATTCTTGACTGACGGCGCTTCTCCACGCGCGGCTTCATCGAAAACATCCCGGAGAGTAGATACCGCCAGATTGGACTCATCTTTTTCCGTCTGACTTTTGACCGGTCGGTTGGCGCTCTCCAGCATCCCGATGAGCTGCTTGCGGAGGCCAGGGTCGACCCCTGGCAACGGTTGAGTCACCAACCGCTTCGCAGTATTCATATCCCCGCGCGTGTAGGCATCGAGGAATTGAGATTCGTAGCTCCAGTTCCGTGCCTGCTGCTCCTTCTTCGCCTGCCGTTCATCCACGTTCTGCAGGACACGGAGGTTGCTGGACATCTCCTTGACCAGCCCCCTCCGCTCCTGCTCAGAAAGGTTTGTCACGTCAACGTTCTGCACTTCTCCCTTACCGTTGGTGTAGGCGAACTTGGGCTCATTCGACTTCAGCCCCTCGATGATGTTCGACATCCCCACCAGGTCCTGCTCGGTCTGCGGCTTGTTCACCTGGTAGAACGACTGCGCTCGGTCGTACTTCTGGAGCAGCTCCTCCCGCTTCGGCTCAGGGAGGTCCATCAGCTTGACGATGCCCTTGGCCGCATCGAAGTTCCCGCTGTTGGCGAGCTTGATTGCGGTGTTGTCGAGCTTGGCGTTCTTCCAGTCCGTCATCTCCTTCTGCGCCACCGCCACATGCTTCTGGTACTCGACTGCAACCTGCTTGGAGGCTTCACGAACGAAAGAGTCCTTCCACCCGGGAAGGGAGATTCTGTCACCCGCTTCCTTGACCGCCAGGTCCATCTTCTTCTTGTACCGCTCCGGGTTGATGGCCCAGGCGGGAATGTCATTCCTCTCAACCTGGGTCATCTCCCCGGTTTCCGGTTCACCCTGCTGCCTGTATAAACCTCCGACGCGCTGCTTCACGTCATCGGGAACACCTTCGGGGTAGAGGTCCTCCACCTCCTTGGTGGAGTACATGACCTTCTGCGCATTCTCCCGAGTGGCCTTGGCGTCCGCTTCAGCCAAGGTAGCCAGAGCTTCCGCGTGCTGAACCTGAGACTGTGACCGGGCCATCTCTAGGCCCCAGCTGCCCACGGTCGACGCGACCTGGCCTCCGGCCTGCCAGGCACGCTCCTGGTTGTGGCCGAGCTGGATGAGCGCGTCCCGCGCCTCCTCGATGCCCCGAACCGACTGGGTCGGTCCGGTCTGGAACTCAGGTAGTTTCACGGTTTCCCAAAGGCAATGTTGCCCGCGTTTCCGAGACCACCGAGGAACCCGCTCACTCCGCTGAGCGCGTCACCCCAGAGACCCGCGTCCGCCGACTGCCGTTGCACGTCAGCCGCCTTGCGCTGGAACTCTGCGCTCATCAGACCGGAGCGGAGCATCCACGAAGACTCCTTCCCCAGCTCGCTGGAGAGGAAGTCCACGTACTTGTTCATCGACCCGGTGGTGTGACCCATCCCGTCGCCGGAAGCAAACCCAGAGGCGCCGACCGCTGCCCGAGCACCACCAATCTTCTGACCCGATTCCAGGTCAAAGCGACGGACCTGTTCCCGGGTCTGTAGCTCGGTCTCCTGTGCTTGCTCATCCGTCAGCTGAGCACCAGCGTACATGGCATCCTTCTTGGCGCTCCCGCCGAAGATGCCACCGAACAGGGACCCGAGAGCCCCTGCCGCTGCTATCGCTCCGAAAACTACAGGCATATTAATTACCTAGTTCTGGACGACTTCCGCGCGCCCGAACACTGCAGCTACGTCGCATCGGAACGGAATGTTTTGGATGATGGTGACTCTACCGTAGTTGTCCCACCCGACGTTGGTCACTCGCTGGTCCCAGTCCTCATCGGGAATGGGAGCGTTGGTGTTCATCGGGGTGGATGGTAACCGGCTCGCTGGAATCTGCCCGTTCATAGACGGGATGACGCTCCCCGGGAGGAGTCGGAGGTAAATCTTGGTCCGACTCTTCTTGAGACCAGCGGAAGACCCGTACATCACTCCGCCGTCCAGCGGTAACGTTCGAATGGTCCCAGTGTAGACCAGACCCACCTGGGCCAGGGTCGCGGTCGAGCCACCGAACGGAATATCTACCAGGCCACCCGCGACTGGGTACTGCCCGTAGTAGGAGCCGTCCACCACCACCCCTACCAGGAAGCCTTCCAGGTGGGAACCGGCAGGAATGGACAGCCGGTTAGTGGTCTCTCCCACGGGCGTGTAGACCGTCGGGACCGCCTCCACGTAGGAGTCGAGGTAGATGGGCGTCTGGACCGTGAAGGGGGGAATCTGCTCGATGAAGGTCGTTCCGTTCCGGTTCACCGCCAGCCAGATGGTGGTTCCGGTGGGGTCGATGGTGGCGCAGATAGCCTTCACCTGCCCCTGAGTACGCCAGCGGGACCAGGCAGTGACCTCCGCCAAGCGGTCGTAGGTACACATCCGCATGGTGCCGTCCGTAATTAATACGAAGACGGTGTTGTCAGGGTCTCGGGCATACGCCACATCGGTGATGCCAGGAAGAGTGATGCCCTGCGCGAAGTAGGAGATGTCGTGGGCCAACCAAGCCTGGGTGTCAAAATTGAAGTTCAAGCTGCGCAGCTTGATTTGGTCCCGGCTCACGAACAGGACTTGGTCTCCAATCTCCTGCGCTTGAATCGGAGCCGACCCGTACCCGCTCTGCCGAATGAGCTGCGCATCCTGCGACGAGACAACCTGAGTAGCCGACACCACCACATCCTCGTGCAGCTCCGTACCAATAAGGAAACTTTGCTTGCCACGAATCCACTTGATGGAGCCCTTGGTCGCAAGAGTCAGCTCGATGGGGTCGTCCGGGTTGGTCCCAGCGGTGAAGACGACGTAGTTGTTCACCTTAGATGCCCACATCGTGGTGGGCTCATCCGGGGTGTTGGCCAACCAGAGGCGCGACTGCCAGATGTCCACGCAAGACGGGTAGTTGCCGGTAACCCAATCGGCAGGCGGGTCAGTGAAGACGATGGGGGCGATGCTGAAACCCGCTCCGGTGTAAATGACCTTCTGGGGAGGCATCAGCGGGTGGACCAGGACCATCCCGTACTTGATGTCCTGAGCGTATTGAATTCCGGGGAGCATGTCCTCGGTCCAGGGCTGACCGGTGAGGACTGCATCACCCGTGGAAGCACTGCTGAGCCGAGGGAAGTTGACCGTCACCGCTTCGGCATAGGTGAGCGGACCGCCCGTCATTCCGAACTCGACGTACACATCCGAGCTGAGTCCCGGGACCGTGATGTTCACGTCCACCGAATCGTTGTAGTGACCAGCGCTGGTGTAGATGTCCGTTGCGTGCAGGGTGGTCCCCACGCGGATGGTCACCTGCTTCGGCGTGTAGAGCCCCAGCTGCGCCGTGGAGAGCGGAGGGAAGCTGACCTGGAGTCGGTAGCTCCCGCCAGCGACCGCCGTGAGCTTTTGCCAGATGCGCGGAGAGACGACCGGTGGAGGAAGCGGAGGCTTCGGAATCGGCCCTCCCCCATCTCCGCCACCCGAGTCCCATTCCGGGATGATGAGGGTGACCTGTGCCTGGCTCCCCATCCAGTCGTAGTAGGTGTAGCCGCCCTGAGTCGTCCAGTTCGCCGTGCCCCCGGTGAAGTCGTTGTTCAGGAGGAGCTGACCGCTGGCAGAGAGTTGAACGACACCCGAATCGTTCAGCAGTCTGGCTTCTCCAGCGGTCAACTCCAGGCAAAAGTCCGGAGTGGACTGACTCCCCGCCGGACCGATAACGTTGAACGGGATGAGCCTGATGTTCCCGTTCTGGGCTGCCGGGGTGAGGAAGGAAGACCCAATCCGGTACCGTGCCGGACCCTGAGGAAGATGGAGGAAGTTCTCGGAGAACTCCACCCCGTTCTTGTACCAGGGCGAGCTGGTCTGCCCGTAGAGACGAGACGAAATCTCTCCGCCAGCGAAGCTGCCTTGGTACGGGTAGAAGGGCACTAGTACCTCGACTGCGTGAGCTTCGAAGCCTGAAGAACCTGAGGCGTCCCCTGTCGGCCGTCACGAATGGACGCCGAGGTCAACTTGAGCTGGTACTCCTTCCACTTCTGTTCCTGAAGCTCGACCTTGTTGGTGATGGGCATCGCCAGCTCGAAAGCCAGACGGGTCGCCAGGCACTGGATGAACTGGGTGGTGAACTCCGCCGGGTTCTCGATGCGCTTCAGGTACCGGGCGTAGAGGGTGGAGGTGTTGCTGAAGATTTTGTCTTCGAACCGATTCCAGCTGGGTCGGGTGACGGCTTGCTCGCTGGTAGGGTCGATGTTGATGAGCGCTCCGTCGGGGAAGGCGGTGGCGCTGGGAATAAAGCAGTAAATGAGAACAAGACACTGGTCGGGCAGAGCGTAAACACGTCCGAACTCCGGAGGCATGACCACCGTGGTGGGGTCGATAGCGACGAGCTGGACCTCCTTGGTGGCGAAGGTCCAGTCCCGGTCCTCCAGCACCGCGTCCCGGGCTAGAGGATAATTAATATTGCAGAGGTTCGCGTTGAGCGTCGGGTCGGTCAGGGAGGTGATGAAGTCGGCCCCAATCTGGCCCAGAGCCAGATTGCAGATGTCGACCTGAGAAGCCATTTAGACAATGCTCCAGGTCCCACCGTCGGCGATGGTTACGGTGTAGACAGTGCCGTCCGGAGACTTCAGCTTGATTGCAGTGGTGTCAGTGCCTCCACTCAAATCCAGAGTGGTTTTCCCGCCCTGCCGACCCAGGTCCAGAGTATTTCCACCAAATCCGTCAGAGATTTGGAGATGTCCCGCTGCCGCACCGTTGTAACCGAGATTAGTGTTTCCCCCGAACTCACCGATATAACAACCCGTGTTCAACGTGATGCCTCGACCCAGACCGGCGAAGCCGAGAGCGTTCAACACAATTCCGGCGATGGTTCGGGTGAAGGTTCCGAAGTCCTGGTCAGCCGCTGCCACGCCACCAGGGTGCGTCGCGTCTGCCGCTGAAAGCGAAACGTCCGAACCAGTGACTGAGAGACCATCAGCGTTTGGGGTGGTGTCGAACGCCCCAACTCCCGCCAGGCCACCACCGCCACCGCCAGTCGTGAAGACCAGACCCGTCGCACCGACCGTCAGGACCTTGTCGACGTCCGCTCCGGTGTAGGACGGGTTAGGCTGCCCGGCGTTGCTGGGAAGCTCATCCTGGTAGGGGCCGTTAATCTGGTACCAGGACGCATCTCGGTCGATAGGCGCATCGCCCGCGAGGGTCTCGATGTCCGTCTCAGCGTTGTCGATGAGAGTGGCCGCCGCTGCCTGGTCTCCGGGCAGAACGTAGTAGGCGAGAACGAATGCCTTGGCATCTGCAAAGGCCATGCTGTTCCCGACGAGATTGGTAAGAACAGTCCACGCCAAGTTATTCATTACGTCTCCTACGGAGGGTTGTGGCCTCCACACCAGTATTCACGTCGCAGGTCCATCAGCGTTTCCCCATCCCGGTCAGCCACCAGGATGACGCTCAAATAGTAAGCGAGTTCATCATCGGAGCGGTCACCGGTGGTGAACCCCTGGGCAGCGAGGAACTCCTCCCAGGCGTCTCCGAGCTGGTTGGACGTGGCCCCGTTGTTCTGGAGCCACGCCAGCTCCATGTCCTGCAGAGACCCGGTGTACCCCGCCGTGCGGAGCGCATCGAACTCGCAGTCGGTCTTGGTACCCGGGGTTGAAGCCATTACTTCTTCCTCACCTCGGCGGTCATCAACCGACCGGCGTCAGGGGGAGGAGCAGGAACGTCGTCCTTGGACTTCTCCTTGATTTCCTCACGGTAGATGGTGCCGTCGGCATTCCGGTAGACGCCCCAGATTTTCCCGTTCTCGGCGACGACACTCATCGGGGCAGGCTTCACCACCCGATTGGTAATCATGTCATCCGGAACAGGAATGCCGGTGTCCTTCCACTTGAGGATGAGTTCCTTGTTCTTCTCGTACCAGTCATCGTTCACGACCATGAACGACTCATGGTGCTTGGCCGTGTCCCAGACCATCCCATCGTTCAGGTTCTTGATGACCCGCTGAACGTCATCCATGTTGCCTTCCGTCTTCTGACGGTTGTTTACCAACGGTCTCATGCTCTCCTCCTCCAACGGTCTGTTGCGACTTGCTCAACAATGTACTTCCGATTGTGCTCGAACCAGTACGGGTCGATTGGGGGGAAAGCCCCGAGAACCGCCTTCTCCCAGGGCATCCCTTGCCGTAGCCTCAGAACCACGTAGCGGATGTCGTTGTCCGAGCCTTCGGTTCTGACAGGCGCCGCGAAGTTCTTGAGTTCCATTTAGATGTCTGCGTAGGTCTGTCCCGGGCTGTTGGCGCAGTACCCGATGCTATCCGCTACGTTCCCTGCCCGTGCTCCGTAGGCAAGCGCCGCAAGCGTCTCGATGTCGGCCTTGGCCGCCTCACAGGCCAGCCCTGCCACCGTCTGGTCGGTTGCCACCCCGGTGAGGACAGTCGCCTTGGCGGTCGCCCAGACGATGCCCGCTGCCCGAAGATTGCACAGCCAGGACAGATTCCAGGAATTCATTACAGGTGATTCCCGAGCTGACCGTAGCTGTTCGGGATGTACCAAGAAGCCCGAGAGCCCACTGCCAGCCCTGCTTGAGTAGTCATCGCTGCATCCAGCGCCGTCATTCGGGCGATGGCTGCCGACTGGTCAGCAGAGTCCTGCTGAACCATGGTGGCGATGGTGGTCCGCGCCGTAGCAGCCGCAATGCCATTGGCACGGAGGTTGACGAATGCACTCCAGAGAAGTGTGTTCATGAGGATGCCTGGTCGGATTGGATGTAATACTGCTTCATCTCTTCGAACGCCCGGTCGAAACCACCGGAGCCCATCTTCGCCACGTCGTTCACGTCGAGCCCCGCCGTCCCGACCGAGTACCCCCAGTAGACCGAGTTCTCGTCGGTGATGGGGTTCGAGGTGAGGTCGGTGTCGGTGACGAGCGTGAACGTGTACTTCTGCCCGAACGAGGTTGCGATGAGCGAGGTGCGGAAGAGGGTAGCTCCTCCGTTTGCCCCGTAGGCAGGGCGAGGAAATGCAGCGGTCTCCATCTGGGCGGAGGCTTCATTCTTGAGCCATTCGATGGTGTCGAGGATTTCGTCCTGGCGATACTTCAGGACGTTGTCTCCCACCGCCATCAGGTACTGGTTCTCGTTCACCGTGAGGCCAGAGGCTGGTGTGGCCGTGGAGTAGTCCACGTTGTCGGAGGTGATGTTGTCGCCCGGAAGTTGCCAGAGGCGCATATTTAATTCTCCATAAAAAAACCTGGGGACCGGCCGCTGGAGGAGGTAAGCAGGCCGGTCCCCAGTGCGGACTAGAGGCTATCCGCGAGGTAGCACTGGACGATTTGCTCGTCCTCAACCCGCATCGCACCCATGGTGAGAGCGGAGTAGATACGCCACGCGAAGCTGATGGAGGGGTCCTCCGCCACGCGCGTCCAGATGTCCTTCGCCACGTGCAGACCCAAGGCCCGCTGCGTGAAGAAGAGGCACCGGATGTCGGTCCCTGGAGTGGGCTTGGTGAGCAGGGTGGACACGACCCAGTCGTACCCCATCCAGTTCTCGACGTACCCCGTGTTCGCCAGTGCCTTGGCGTTCACGTAGTCGTCCGAGGTCGCCTCCGTCAGCTGGAGGAGCTTCCTCATCTGCGTCGGCCCGATGGCCGCGCACTTCCGCACAGTCGGGTCGATGTTGTTGTTCAGGAACTTCTCGGTCACCGCAGTCACGACGTCGAAGCTGAACTTCTCAGCACCAGTGCCGATGGTCTGCCCCGCCGGGAAGGCGATGGTGCCGCCGGTCCCGTCCACCGCGTTGCCCGTCGCAGCCGCGATGAGCAGCGAGTCGATGGTGCGCTTCATCGCCGCAGCCTGGCTGTAGGCGATAGAGCTGTTCGGGTCGATGAGCATCTGAACGATGTCCTCAGGCTCGACCGAGTCACCGGTGTTCCACGTGGTGACCGTGCTCATACGCCGGGTCCACGCTCCACCCTGGTTGTTCGGAGTTGCCTGAGCAGCAGTCGTCTTCTGCGCAGCGGTACCAGCCGAGAGGCGGTCCCAGTTGTGGTTCTCAGACTGCCGATTGACTTCCATCACGAACGGACGGAGGCGAGCAATCAGCTGCTGAGCGAGGAACCGGACGTTGCTTTCGTACGTCCGGATATGTGCATTTGAAATCGTAGTTGCCATACGTGCGGAACTCCAAGAAACGGGTTGTGAGTCCGTCTTTGGGTTGTCTGCCCAACGCAGGCCCTACGACTTATGGACTGGATGAAGCTGGGAGGTCATATTGATTATCTCCCAGCTTCACCCTGAGTCATGACGCTATCGGACGACGGGTGCAGTGTCAACTAGTCTTCAGGAAGCATGCCCGCCAGTTTGAGCATCTCCTGCTTCAGATGGGAATGCAGGACGGTGTCCACCGACGCCTTGAAGTACGCGGGATTCTTCTGGATTTCCGCCATCCGGGTCCGAATCTCCAGGGGGGTCAGGGCAGGTGTTCCGGTGTTGGAGCCAGAGGCTGCGATGTTGTTTCCTGGTCGGTCCAGACCGAGGGCCTTGGCCGTATTGTAGAAAGCTCGCATCTCGGCAGCGGAGCCCCGTCCAGACTTGATGACTTCCAAGGCACTGGACGGGAACCCCATCTTCTCTGCTGCCGCTGCCGCGAGCCTGGTGCGCTCCTCCAGTGCCGCACCCCACTCTGTCTTCAATTCTGTCCTGGCCTTTTCTACCAGGGTATTCTGATTGGCGTACAGCTCGAATTGCTTCTTCAGCGCGGCAGCAGCCTGCTTCTTGGTGAGCTTGAGTTCCGCTGCCTGCTCCTGCCATCCCTTGACCAGCTCAGAAGGAAGCTCACCCAGCTCAGTAGGCGGAGAATACTCCTCTGGCTTCGCTGGGGCCCCAAGAGCACCGAGTAGAGCATTTTCGTCCTTGCTGTTGACCAGCTCCGGAACCTTCTCCTTGAGCTTGGTGAAGAACTCCGTCCTCGCCTCCGGAGGAGCATCGGGACCGGGAGGACGAATAGAATTCCCCAGGGTCTTCTCCAGCTCCACGTACGACTTGGCCAGCGCCGCCGGGTCCTGGAACTTCAGGATGGACGGTGACGCCTTCAGTTCATCGGGCAGACCAGATGCCCACTCCGGGACTTCATCCGCCATTCGAATCCTCCTCCGTCAGACCACGTTGAATGCGTTCCAACATATCATAGACGAACAACACGCCCAGGTTGAACTGAGTCTGGTCGGAGTCCGGAACATAGATTCCACCACCTGGCGGATTGAACGCGGTGAAGCGCAGCTCCTCCAGAAGCTGCTTCCCGCCAGGCGTATTTAATACTTCGTGAGCCAGTCTGACACGCTGATAGAACTTCTTCCGCGTTTCCCTGATGACATCCTGTCTGTGGTTCATGACTCAAGCTGTTGGGCTCCAGTGGCGAGCCCCTGCGCCTCCATCGCAGTGGATGCTGCGTCCGCGTGATTCTTCTGCACCTCGCTGGCCACCTGGGCCCGCTGCAGGTTCTTGTCCGCTTCCGCCTGCTTCTCCTTCGCCTCGATGGTCCGGTCATCGGCCAGCACAGTCACCGGGACACTCAAGCGGTCTGCTGCCTCCTTCATGAACTTCACCGCGTCGAAGACGTAAGTGACTTCTGGGAAGACCTTCACCAGATTCATGGCGATGCCCGCCCAGCGCTCCATTTGAGCGACCTCCTGTGCGCGTTGTGCCTTCATCAGCGGTCCCTGGTACTCGATGTCGTACCCCAGGGGGTTCTCCAGCACCTGTCGCGGGGGTGGCTTAAACTGGTTGTACCTCGCCATCATATGGAAGAGGTTCTTGATGGCCGGAGAAAGAAGGTCATTCTGAATCCGAACGGCAGGCGGTCCAAGGACCCGGGTCATCATTTCGTACCGGACTTGCACTTCCATCGCAGTCATCGCGGGGGATTCCTTGAGCTTCAGGTCCTCCACCTTGAAGACTTCGTTCACCATCTGCCTGAGTTCAGTAATGGAGCCGTACGCTGCCTGGAAGTTGGCCTTGTTCTCAAACGCTTTCATGTCATCCATCGTTCGGACGACGTTCATTCCCCCAGGAGTCAGGTCTGGAGGGCTGATGAGGCCCCGCTCGGTAGCAAGGATTGGGGGGTCGACTGCCTTCTCTGCTGCCAGCTTCTCCGTCTCCATCCATGCATTCAGGTACTTGACGGTCGGGAGAGCTACGTTGCCTGGGCCCAGACCCCACTGGCTCCCGGCGAGCTTCTCCCAGCGGGCAATCATGGCCGGCATACGGTAGTAGCCGCCTTCCTTCCCTAGCTCCCCGCCTTCCCATCCCTTCTTCTCCGACTCCCCGGACGTTCCCCGGAGCACGTACTTGCAGCCCCAGGGACGCAGCTCTGGTGGCAGAGTCGTTTGGTCGCCAGGCTCCTTGATGGGCTTGCCGTCTGGCTTCAGCCGCCGGTAGACGCAGTAGATGAGGTCAATCTTCTGCCCTGACGCTTCGGCGCTTCCCGCGCGAGTCTTGATGTACTCGGGGATGGAATCCCGCCACTCCTTGTCGTTCTCCCCGCGGGAGACAATCTGTACCGGGGTCCACTGGAGGAACTTGTAGAAGGTCTTCGGCTTCCCCCGGTAGTCCATCTCGAAATAGACGTCACGCAACGGAACCGAGGTCCAGTCCGCCCCCATCCACTCCAGCTCCGACTCCGTCTCCAGGGTGAGGCAGCTGTTCCCGTACGCCCCCAGGTCCATGAAGCAAGAGGCCATCTCCAGGTTGAAAGCGGAGTCCTGCAGAGAGTCGTAGAGGATGTCGGTGCACTCGTCCAGCCAGGCCCGAGCATCCTTGTCGATGTCCAGCTTGGGGTCCTTGAAGACGAAGTTGAACCAGCGGATGGCCGGTGAGATGAGGGACGACTGCATGCTGGCAGTCAGAATCGAGAGTCCCTTAATCGCTGTCAGGTCCCAGATTTCAGGTCTCCGAGAGCGTACTTCATTTTCCGAGGTGAGGGGGTTGTAGAACCCGCCGGAGCGCATGGGAGAGATGTACTGCTCAATCTCATTCCAGGTCCCTTCAATCGAGCCTTTCCGGAGAGAGAACAGCGACTCGAATCGGGCCAGAATGTCCTTACCATTCATCGTCATGACCTCTGTAGTTGTGGACTGAGGAGAAGGAACGTTTCACTTTCGGAGGCTCAACCATACGCTTGGCGCCCAGCACTTCCTCCGCACGTCCTTCTCCGACCATCAGGTAGCCAAGAGCCTCGGCCACGTGCGAGAACTTATTCTTTACGGGTTGGTCCTGGAACCGTTCTTCCCCGGTGACCTGTACCCGCTTGAAACAATACCCGCCTGTGAGGGCTTTGACTAGGGTCTTGGCGTTTGGATGAACGACAAGAGCTGGCCGTCCTCGCATGGTAAGTCGTGTAAGGGCGGAGGCGATTGCCTCTCGTCGGAGGAGGAAGTCATTAGTGTACGCAGGGTCTGCATGGATTCCGGAGGCAGACAGCACATCAAATGGCGTTCGCTCGTCAACTTGAGAACGCTGCATTCCAGCTGGGTCTCCCGTCCCTCGGGACTTATGACCAGCAAAAGGGGCGGAATTGAGCTTACGTCGTAGGGCCTCGGCAAAACGCACAGCTCCCATGTCTTCTGTAACGATTTCGTCGAGAATCTGAATTTGACCATCGGAGTCCTCCTGTCCAATAGCGGCTGCCGGAGTGAGGCCAAAGTCGAGGCCGTAAAGAACAACGTTAGACTTAGTAGGATACCAACGAAGATTGCGGTCAACATGAACGCTCTCGATGAACTCTGGGATGACTGGCTTCCCATCGGAGACGTACCCGAACTCCCCGTCGACGTGGATGCGAATCCACTCCGGGGTCTTCCCCACAATCATCCGCTCATAATAATTAAGCGGTAGGTTCTCTATGTTCTCCGCGTCTGGCCCTCGGCCGCCCGGTTGCCGGAAGAGTTGCCAGGTGGAGTGCTCCTCGGCCTTCTCGATAAAGCAGTTGTAAATCCAATGGTCAACATCAGGAGGGTTAGTATCCATCCAGATGCCTGACCAGGTACATCCCCCAAGTAGTGGACCAGGGTAACGACCAACACGGCCAGTAAGTACATCAAGAATACCCTTCGCAATCTCCTTCGCTTCATTTATCCACGCCCAGGTGATTTCGAGTGAGAGCAGCTTCCCGACATCCTGCGGCCGGTCGAGAGCACGGAAGAGAATCTCCATCTCCACATCGTTGAACCGGATGGTCACCGAGTTGGAGGCTTCGTGCCATTTGGCCTCCAACCCTCGGGGTATCCAGTCTTCGAACGTCCGCCGGGTAGTATCCTCAAGCTCTCGGTAGGTGTTTCGGATGATGACGCCACGGGTTCGGCGGACCCCGTCAGGACCTGGAGCTTGCTTCTGGGCCCTCGCGAACGCCTCCACTGAGCAAGCAGAAGACTTCCCAGAGCCGTAAGGCCCAATGCAACAGCGTACAAAAGCATCAGACTTATGAAACCGAGCCAGAGTCCGCGTAGCACGGTACCTAATCTCGCTTGATGGGTTCGGCATCTACGGTGGTCTCCTCCTCGTCGGCAGAGAGGTCGATGTTGAAGACCACCTGCGTTGACGTGACGTTGGCCTGTACCTCCATAGCACGCAGCTTGGGAGCCACATACTGGGCCACCTCACTGAGGCATCTAGCGGCTGTAGCGATGTCCTCCTCTCGCTCGGCCTTGTCGGCCAGGTCCAGCAGCTTGAGTCTGGGGTCCCCATACAGCTCGATAGCAGTATTGAATTCCTGTTCGAGCCGGGACCGCATCAACTCGGTGGAGTCAGGCGTAGCGGGAGCGGGAAGTTTGCGTCGAGGCATGTGGTCCTATGTGGGATAGAACTTCTACTCGGAACATTTTGCGCATAGTACACCCACACCCCATATTTCAAAATTCACTTCGGGGGGTCCCACCCCTCTTCGCACGTTCCTGCGCATGGGGGGTGGGTGTTCCCCGAGCCCTCAGGTGGCCAGCAACCCCATTCCGAATTGATTAATGGGCTCAGGTATTAGGCTAGACGTGTTACACGTGTTACGCCACCTGTTACGTCTAAGCCCTTGTTATCATTGGGATAGTAACAGGTGTAACAGGTGTAACAGGTGTAAAGGTCAGTCCTGTGCTTGGAAAATCCTAGCGACTTTAAACAGGGGTCGCACCTGTTACACCTGTTACTCTCTCAATGATTACGGGACCTTGGCTGTAACGGGCCCGAGCCCTGACCTGTTACAGTTCGATGCCCGTCGAACACACTCAGAGTGTGCGTAATAAGTTACGCTAATGTCGAAATGAATTACGCACACTGCAAGTGAATTTACGCACACAATTAGTATCAATCTCATATTTAATTCGGTGTTTATGATTTACGCACACTGAGAGTCCGAGAATTGATTATTGCTCGGGAATTTCGGTTGGCACCGAGTCTGCAGCTGGTCGCGGCGTCGGCGACCCGTCGGTCGCCCCTCGGAGGCTTGCCCATGAAGCTCGTGACCCTGCACCTGACCCACACCCCTTACGCTCACATTCGCCGCTACATCCCCGTGTTCACCCTGGACCGTAAGGGCCGCGGCATCATCGTGCGCGTCTGCCGTTGGCTGGTCTGCCTGTCCATCCCCCGCTAGCCCGCTGACCAGGCCGGAGCCTGGTCCCAGCCCAATCCCGGGCACACAGGAGCACCCACATGGACGCTGAGACCTACGGCAACACCGTTCTCCCCATCCGCAGCAAGGCGCGCAAGGCGTATGACCAGGCCATTGCGGCCAAGGCGCCGGCCGCTGTCCTCAAGGCCCTGCTGGCTGCCAAGACCTCGGCCGAGTCCTGGGCCGAGCGTGTCAATCCGTACCGCGACGAGAGCAGCGCGGACACCAGCGACAGTGACACCGATACCGGCGCCCATGCGGAAGTCGAGGCGATTCCCCCCAAGGTCCGCAAGCCCGCTGTGACCGTGGTCAACGCTCGGTAGCACGCTCTGACGGGTGAGCGCATCGCCCGTCCCATGCCACACCCACAGGAGAGCCCATGCTGACCGACAACGAAACGCTGTACGCCGTGACCGAGCTGCGCGACATCATCGACATGCTCTACCGCACTGACCCCTCGTGGAAGGTCGAAGCGCGCGAGAAGGTCAAGGCACTGCGCGACTTCATGCACGAGCGTCAGGCGAACGCGCCCCACGCTCACATGTGCGATTGCAACCGCTGCGCTGGCTGACCACGGCTTGACCGGCCCAACCGGTCCCAGGCCATTTGGCCATCACAGGAGAACACACCATGAAGCGCAAGACCCCAGTCCCGATGACCACGCCGTTCGATGGTTACACCGAGTTCAACGTCCCTCGCCTCCCACGTCAGACCGCTCGACTCTTCACCTTGCGGCCCAACCCGTTGAACGCGCACGAGGTGAACCGGATTATCGACTCCCTCGACGCCGCGATTGACGAGGCTTACTCCAATGCGCGCTAGCCTCCTGGCTGCCTTGCTGCACGTCATTCCCGTGCCTGCACCGGACGTAAATGCTCTCCCGCCCGTCACCATCGAGGATGCCCGCGAGTATTGCGAGGCTTACGGTGGCCAGTGGAACGAATACAGCAACGAGGATGACACCGCTCGATGGTACGAGTGTGACGAGCCCACGGGAGAGTCGAGCGATGACCCCGAAGACGACCAATAGGCGCAGAGCGCGGCTGCGCGCTATCCGTCTCGGCTTGAAGCACCTACTCGGCGGCCGGTGCGCTCTGTGTGGCATCCGACGCTTTGCTTCACTCGAAGTCGACCACGTGAACGGCTGCACGTGGGTGCAGAAAACCTACAACACCGAAACGCGCTGGTACCGATACCTCAGGGAATACCGCACGGGAGTGAAGCTCCGGCTCCTGTGCCGCAGCTGCAATGGCAGTGAGAATCAGTGGAAGCACGGCACCCGCGCCGAGCGGACCCTGCGCATCGTCGCGTAACCTACAGCGAGCACATAACAAATATGTGCTCGCGATAGGCTACTTGACACAAGTTTTGTCAGGTGCTACAGTGTCGTTCGCAGTCCAACCCAAAGAAGGAGCCAACCATGCTGTCCACTCTCATCGTTGTCGCGTCGCTGCTCACTGCTTCCCCCGAGGTCGAGGCGGCCCAGAAAAAGGTCGCGGATGCCCGCGCCGAGCTGAAGCAGATTCGTGCTCAGGAGCGGCTGGTCAAGGCCCATGCCCGTACGGTCAAGGCGCAAGAGGCGGAGGCCAAGGTCCAGGCCACCGCTCAGGCGAGCAAGTAAGCATCACCCGGCGAAGGGGTGTCCGGGATAACAACCACCCCGCCAGGCCATATGGCCAGAAAGGCAGAATTGAATATGAACAAGCGATTCTCCGGTAACATCAAGGGGAGCACCACGCTGGCGATGGAGGTCCTGGAATTCTGGGGGCTCCAGTTCGTGAAGACGCACGCGGTGCTCAACGCGGACGACAACACGGCACGGTCGGTCACGGTCTACTTCGATGGGGACATCGAGACCGTCATCGAGTGGTATGGCCGTGCGTCGCCACAGCCCATCCACGGCAAGGGCTATGAGCCTGGCACGCTGCTCCACTGGCGTTCGATTGAGGAGGGCTGAACCTTTGGCCTACTTCGACCGGTTCGACATTTGCGAGGCTTACTGTGTGTTGGAATGGGATTGGAACAAGGACGGTTGGCTGCACGAGCGTCCCTCCAATCGCCGACGCATGGAAGCCACGAGCATCCAGCTGGCACGTATTCAATTCCGCCCGGGAATGGGCCTGAGCTACGATTCGCTCACTGAGAATGGGAAGGAAATCTACAGTCTGCTGTGCAAGCGATACGGTTTCGAGTGGTGTCCGTCGTGCGGTGCAAATCTGAAATCGCAATTCTGCGAATGCGTGAAAGAGGCATAACCATGATGACCAAACGAGATTACGAGAAAGCGGCAGACATCGCCCGGCGTGCCCACCCCAAGCATCGGCTGTACATCGTGAGCGCGTTTCTGGAACTCTTCCTCGGGGACAACCCGCGCTTCGATTCGGAGCGGTTCAAGGCAGCGTGCGAGCCATGACTCTCGCACAATGGGAGTTCTTCGAGCGTCAGGGTCTCATGCGGCTAAGATGGGAGCCAGACAATGAAATGTACGATGACTCGTACATCGACACGTGGGACGTTTCGCTCGAGGAACGCAACAACATTCGAATTCAACTCTGGCGTGACATCGAGCGCGATGGAGTCTGGGGGCTCATTGGAGAATACCGAGTGAGCACCGATTCTCCGTGGGTCCAGGTCGATAGCGTTTGGGGCCTAATCGGTCAGGATGATGGAGGGTACCGCGACGATATCCGTCGCACGACCTATAAGGAGTTCGCACAGCTATGAACCTCAAAATCGTCAAAGCGCTTATCGCCATGATTCAGTCAGAGGACGATGAACTCGTCGCGATTGCGGCCAAGCGGTTGCCCATGCTGGAGGTTGCATTCCAGGACGGGACAATCGCCAACGGTCGCGAGAGGCTCCGCAAGCGGCGTGCATTCTGGAACGAGAGCATGCGAGAAGAGGCGGCCAAGCTGCACGCCAAAGGGTGGTCCTGGCGGCGCATCGGGAAGCGGCTGAATCTCTCAGGGTCCACGGTCCAGCGTCACCTAGAAGACCGTGGTAAGAGGGAGCCGTGAGCGAGGATTCCAATCGTCTGGCTGACATGCCCCTGAACAGCGCCAAGATGTGCGCCCCCTCGATTGCCATTCGCTTGAAGGGCGGCAACATCGTGTATTACACGTTCAGAGAGGCGGTAGACCTCTACGCTTCGCTCGGTGAAGCGCTCAACGCTCTCAAGCGGAGCTACCCCGAGAAGTAATCAATACCTCACTCCCCGTGTGGCTCACCCCACACGGGGAGTTGTCGTCCATCCACTGGAAAAGTTTAGTGATTGACAGGGGTTACACTGCAAGAGTAGGGTGCTCAACTCTCACAGTGAACCACAGGAGGCAGCCCCCGATGGCTCAAAAAACGAAGGGCCCGCGCCCGGAAAACGCGGACCCTTCAAGCTCTCACAGGCCCAACAGCAGGGTTGGTCAGACGAATAGCACAACTGCTGGGGTGTCTGTCAACACCACCACACTAGCTGCACTGCAGACCAGGTTGATTCCGCTCTGTCGGCCGCTCAGCGACCAGCCCGGCTGTACCTGTCCCCACCACAATAAGGAGCGCCCCTGTGCCTCTCCCGGAAAAGCCCCCATCGAGCGAGGCTGGGCAGACCCTAGCCACGTTTCGAAGTGGCCACTCTATCCCCACAATGTTGGCGTGCGATGCGGCGCCGGCTGCGTTGTCCTCGATATTGACCCTCGCGCGGGTGGTACAGAGCGTCTTGCTCAGCTTGAACAGTCCTACGGTCGATTGCCTGCAGCTCCGGAGGTCCTTACGGGAGGTGGAGGGCGTCATCTCTACATGCGAGGCGACCCTGAACAGCTGTCTTGGAAGCTCCCAGGCGTCGAGCTGAAAGCAGCGGGAAGCCAGGTGGTGGCTCCTGGCTCCCTGCATGAGTCGGGACGAAAGTACGACTGGGCAGCTGACCGGACGCTGGACGACGTGGAGATTCCCCCGCTCCCTGACTGGCTGCGCTCTCCGCCGAGCGTGAAGGAACCGAAGCTCAAGGTTCTACCCCCTGACCCCGACCCACGCCGTGAGGTGTGGAAAGGTGATACACTCACCTGGGACGGTAATGAATATGCCCTCGACCATCTCCTGGACCGCGCACGGAAGTATCTGGACTCAATGCCTGAGTCGGTCTCAGGTCGAGGCGGTCACGAGGTTGCTTTCCGAGTTGCGGTTGCCCTCGTCAGGGGTTTTCTGCTTCCAGAGCGAGCCGCACGAGCATCACTGGCTGAGTGGAATGAGAAGCGCTGCAAGCCCAAGTGGGGAAAGGGAGAGCTAGAGCACAAGCTCGACCAGGCCGCGACCAAGGTGCGCGAGCCTCACTGGCGCTGGGGGTACTTGCTGCACGGCACCCCCAGCTGGCCTTCCCTGGAAGAAAGCTCAGCCGAAGAAGTACATGACAGCGATGAAGATGAGGGCGAGGGACAGCCAAAATCCCGGACCATAGAGCCACGTCTCGTCTACATCTCTGCGCATGACAAGTTCATGTGGTTCGAGGAAGGAGTCCTGGTCCCCGGGTTAACGGAGTGGCAAAGCTTCTTCAACGCGAACGGCGCGGTCGGGATGCTGCAGAGCGCGGGTTATACGTTTAAGAAGGCTAGTACGTTCATCAAGGAGAAGCGATGCCACATTGTGAAAGACTTCTCCGGACACGTCCCGACCAACCAACGCATCGTTCAGGGGGCTGACGGGAAGAGTTACCTCAATCTGCCCCAGCACCTGATGCCCACCCCGGAAGGGGGAGCTACACCACTGCTGGACCAGCTCTTCCACACCATCGCTGGAAGGGACAAAGAAGCCGAGGATTGGTTGTGGAACTGGGCAGCCTACATCGTTCAGAACCCGAACGTACTCCCGGGTATTTGCGTAGTTGTGCGCGGACCTCAGGGAGTAGGTAAGTCCAAACTCGGAGAAGCCATTGGTTATTGTCGTGGCGCTTACGTCGCCGTTTCGAATTCGATATTTCGTGAGCAGTTCAACAGTAAGTGGTCCGACGCCCGATTCGTAGCGGCAGCGGAGGTCATGCTCTCCGATTCGCGCAAGGAGCACGCAGACCGGTTCAAGGCTTGGATTACCGACCCGTTCATCGAGTACCACAAGAAGAACGTGCCGGAATTTAATATTCAGAACCGGATTGCTTGGTGGCTTTCGTCCAATGATGACAACCCGGTCGTCGTACCAGCGGGCGACCGCCGCTTCACCATCCTGGAAGCAACCCACCCGGAACCCGCCGTAAAGCAGAGTCTCATCGAAGCGTGGCGCACGTACGACCGGCGTGAGCACGAATGGCCTGAGCTGAAGCATCTCTGTCACAAGCTCCTCCATTACAAAGTAGATGTGGGAAAGGCGCGCAACCCACTCTACAACCGCATCCATGACGAACACCAGGACGCCAGCAAGTCCAGCGTGGAGATGTTCGCGGACTTCCTGCGCACCAACGGATGGCGCCCCCTGGCAGCCAGGTACCCCGTCCACGGGGCCACGGTCATGGACAACATGCCTCCCGAGCACGTCGGGGTGGACGGGGCGCTGCTCTACAAGACGTACCAGCTCTGGACCAAGGACCACGGCATGGGGGCTTACGGGTACCCCCGGTTTATCAATTCGGGAGCTCTCAAAGGGGTTTTCCACAAGACCCCCCAGCGCCGAGTGCATGGTATTCATTACCGCTTCTGGGTCCTGCCGATTGGGGTTGACCCGGAGAACGACGCCGATTAACCTGGCGAAATTCCTGGCAGTTGACACAAGTTTTGTCAGCTGCTAGGATGGTCGGCGTTGTTCAACGAAGCAGGAGGAGACAATCATGGCAGGAGAGACTGAGAGCATCCACGGGTTCAAGGTTCACCCGGCGGCCAGCTTGCTGCCCAACATCGGCAAGCGGGATTTCAAGGACCTCGTCCAGGACATCAAGGAGAACGGGCTTCTCAACCCGCCCGTGGTGGCCAAGGACGGGCGCCTCCTCGACGGACGCAACCGGGTCCGGGCGTACAAGGAGGCGTTCGGCAGCGTCAAGGACATGCCCACTGAGACGTTCGAGGGGGATGACGACGACGCCAGCATCGCCCGTGCGGTCTACGGGTGGAACGTCGACCGGCGGCACCTCAACAAGAAGCAGCGCATCAGCCTGCGCATCAAGCTGCTGGAGGAGCTGGGTGCTCGGGAGTCGGAGGAGGAGACCGCCGAGGCGACCGGCAGCACCAAGGCGTCGGTGCAGAAGGTCAAGCAGGAGCGGAAGAAGAACCCCGCCAAGCACGCCAAGGCGCTCGCCGGTGACACCTCGGGGCGTGGTCGGCCGGCGGGGCGTACCTACCCGATGCGCATCACCCTGTCCTGCGACGGGGACGACAAGCTCACCCCGTCCGAGGCGGCGCGTCAGCTCATCGAGAAGTGGCACAACGTCCCCCGTGGCTACCTCGCCAAGCTCATCGAGCAGCTCAACTCCCAGTGGACCGCGTTCCAGGAGAAGGCGGAAGAGGCTGAGGAGTCCGAGGACGAGGGCAACGGGGCGGACGTCGAGGGGTAGTCGGTAGTAGGCCACGCTCCACAGCGCTGGGAAGTGGGGTGGAGCGGGGTTCTAGTACCGATGTACCTCACCCGGAGGAGGAATTAAATATGACCAATGAGGAGAAGGAGGCCATCAGGGCGCTGGTGAAGCGCGACCTGCTGGCTCGTACCCGTGGTGAGTGGTGCCTGTGCGGACACGAGCGCAGCGACCACGATGACACCACGTCCTGGGGCGAAGGGGACTGCCTGGTCGAAGCCTGCGATTGCATGAAGTTCGAACTCACCACCCACAAGGATGACCGTTCATGAAGCCCTTCAAGCCACCCGCCGTACAGCGCGAGGCCGAGCTGGATAAGCTCGCGCTACCCGAACCGAAGAAAGCCCCGACCCCCAAGCCCCCGATGGTCATCGCTCAGCCGCGACCGGCAGCGCCGAGCCAGGCGTTCACCGTCGACTTCAACACCGTCATCACCCAGCTCCAGAATATCTGGGAGAAGGTGGTCGCCATCGAGCTGATGGTCACTCAGCAGTACAAGCCCCAGAAGGCGGCGCCCGTGGTGGACGACACCCACCCAGCGCCCCCGTACCCGAAGACCAAGAACGGTGGGCACCCCATCACGGGGAACGGGAAGGAGGCGCTGTTCATCGAGGTGCCCTCGGTGGAGCAGCTTCTCTCGGCAGCCAAGACCTGGCGGGAGGCGAACGGCAAGGAGGCGCTCACTGCGCTGGTCAAGGAGTTCGGGGTGCTGAAAATCTCCGAGCTGACGGACGAGCAGCGGGCTGCGTTCATGGAGCGCATCCGTGGGTGAACACGCGCCGCTCGCTCCGAGCGCTGCGCACCGTTGGGCGCGGTGTCCCGGTAGCGTTCGCATGACCAAGGACGTGAGTGGTAAGTCCAGTCGTGCGGCGCTCCGGGGCACCGCGATGCACCAGGTCCTGGAGGTCTGCCTCAAGAAGCAGAAACACCCCTCGGTGTTCCTCGACAACGTATTGAATATCGAGGACGAGGACGTGACCTTCGATGAGGACATGGTCAAGTGGACCACGGAGGCGCTGGAGTGGGTGCAGCAGTACAAGAAAGAGCACAAGGGCTGTCACCTGATTGCGGAGGCCAAGCTCCAGGCAGGCAAGGCGCTGGACGAGGAGCTGACCGAGCACATCTGGGGGACGGCCGACGTGCTCATCTACAGCAAGGATGAGCTAGTAGTATTTGACCTCAAGGGTGGATACGTAGACGTCGAGATTCAGGACAACTACCAGCTTATTCTATATGCCATCGGGGCTGTGGCCCACTTCGAAGACGCGATGGACATTCCGCCCATCGACAACATCAAGCTGGTCATCCATCAACCACGGTCTGGGGGCGCCAAAGTCCTGGACGTTCCAAGGAGCATGCTCGATGCCTGGTCGGAGTTCCTCAAGAACGCAGCGCACGAAGCGCTCCTCCCCAACGCCCCGCTCAGAGCCTCGGACGAAGCCTGTAAGTGGTGCCCAGGACTTGGGAGGTGTCCTGCAGCGGCAGAGAGAGCTAACGAGCTGGCTCGAAACACCGACTGGCCTGAAGTGGCTGAATCAATTACCGAGGAGCAGCTCGTTCAATTACTGCACCGTGGACAGTTCATTCGGAAGTTCCTGGACGCAGCTGAAGATTACGCTGTCGGTCGTCTCGCTAACGGGTACCAGCTCCCCGGGTTCAAGCTCGTCGCCAGCAAGAAGCATCGGAAGTGGAAGGACGAGACGAAGGCAGGCGCGACTCTCGTCACGCTGATGGGCAACGACGCGGTATGGACGAAGAAGCTAGTGACTCCGGCTCAAGCGGAGAAGCTGGTCAAGAAGTTCAAGATTCCGGACAAGGTGGCCGCGCTGGACGAGCTGTGGGAGACGCCCCAGGGTGAGCCCACTCTGGCACCCGAGGACGACCCGCGCCCACGGCTGCCCTTCCGGGAGCTGAAGGTCATCGAAGGTGGAGAATGACCATTGATTGGGAGTCCGTGTACCCGAATGCCTCGCCAGACTTAATTCGTAGATTGAAACAGGGAGCGCTGGACCGGCAGCGGGAACTGGTCATTCAGGAAATGTATGAGCTGTTGCTCGCGATTTACGAAGATGGTGGCTTCACGGAGTGCTGGCGCCATCCTCTAGATGAGATGTTGAGCAAAGCTATGAAGGTGGGGTTCTTGAAACGGTAGCTTGACAACAGTCCTGTTAGTCTGGTAGAGTGCTCACAGTAACCTCAGGAGGAGACAACATGGCGAAGAATATGAAGGCGGAACCGGTGACCATGGTGGTGCGAGGGAGGTTGGCGTTCGTCAACGTCTTCCAGCCCCGCCCGTCCATGAACCCGGGCGGCAATCCGAAGTACAGCGTATGCATCATGATTCCCAAGGACGACCCCCAGGTGAAACGCATCCGGGAGACTCAGGCCAAGCTGCTCGACACTGAGTTCGGTCCTGGGAGCCACAAGAAGCCTGGCTTCAAAACCATCCTCCGGGATGGGGCGGAGCAGGAGGAGAAGTACCCCGAGTTCGAGGGGCACATGTTCATGAACGCCAGCTCAGACGGCAAGCCCGGTCTGGTGGACAAGGACAACAACCCCATCATCTCCAAGGAGGACTGCTACTCCGGGGTGGATGCGTTCGTCCAGGTGAACTTCTACACCTACGACAACGTGAGCAAGGGCGTGTCCGCTGGGCTCAACAACATCAAGGTCCTCCGCAAGCTGGAGGCGTTCAGCGCTCGCCAGAAGCCCGAGGCGGTGGCGTGGCCCGAGGCTCCTGACGCGGAGACGACCGAAGAGGCTGACCCGCTGGGGTAGTTGGCTCCTTCCCAATGCGGTCCGGAGCCTCGGTTGGTTAACCCCCCTTTCCCAACCGAGGCTCTGTTTTTCTGGAGGAATTGAATATGGCTCTCACTCTGAAGCGCAAGAAGCCGGACGGAACCGAGGAAGAGATTGGCGCGGAGACGCTGTGGAAGGAGCGTGACGAACTGGAGCTAGAGTTGGAGAACGTTCGTCAGGACCTAGACGTGGCACACGCTGCTGCGAAGTTTGCACGTGAAGCCCTCGCCGCGCGTGACCGGGAGCTGGCGGAGGCGCGCGCGATGTGGGGACGCGAGTACCAGAAGGCGCTGGAAAGGGCCGACACCGCCGAGCGCGCGCTGGCCGAGGCGCGGGGGTTTCTAGCGAGTGTTCTGGATTGCGTGGACCAATCTAACATCGAACGGCTGTGCCGTCTGGCGGACACCATCTCAGACTGGCTGGAGGGGAAGCTCGCCGCCCGCCCCGCGCCGCCGTGTGACTGCGGCTTCCCGTGGGGCGGAGGACTAACAGCACCGAAGCGCCACGCTAACGACTGCGCCACGCGCGCCGAGCCGCCCGCGCCCCAGTGCGAGTGCGGCGTCTGGTTCGATGAAGCGTGGGAGGAGCAGCCGAAGGTTCACACGCACGCTCCGACGTGCCCCGCCGCCCGCCCCGCCCCGGCTGAGTGCGTGTGCTGCACTCCGCTAGCCAGGGACGAGAACGACCGCGAGGTGCACCGCGACTTCTGCCCGCGCGCCGACCCCCGCCCCGAGGAGAAGCCATGACATCGAGTGCGGATTGTGACTGCTGGTTCCTGCGCCTGGAGGGCAGGCACTACGAAGACTGCAACAAGGGCCACAAGAATCCGCCGCGCGCCGACCCCCGCCCCGCGCCCGTGTGTACGCATCCGCCGAAAGCCGGCAGAAAAATCATCCCGTCAAATGAGCCTGGGAAGTTTGTGAACGTTGTTTGTGGTGCATGCGGAGCTAGGGACCCAGACGGACCATGAGCTACTTCTTCGTCGACTTTGAAACCCGGAGCAAGGCCGACTTGAGGAAGGTCGGTGCGGACAACTACGCCCGGGACCCGAGCACGGAGGTCATCTCGATTGCTTATGCGTTTGATACTGCTCCCGTTGAGCATCGCAAATTGTTTGCTGGCGCTTGGCCTCTGGATGTCACCTATGTTTCGCACAACATCGAATTCGAGCGCTCCATTCTGGCTCATCTATTCGGGGTTGTACCTCAACATTGGGTTGACACTATGGCTTTGGCTGCACAGCTATCACTACCTCTCTCGTTGGAGAAAATGGCTGAGTTCTTTGGACTAGAGAAGGACATGGAGGGCCACCGGTCGATGCTCAAGCTGAGCCGACCCCGGCGGAAGAGTCGGACCAACCATAATGAATTCTGGGAGTACGACGACAAGCCCGACGACTTCGATGCCATGTACGACTACAACGAGTCGGACGTGGAGGTCATGCGTGCTTGCTTCTACAAGATGCTACCGTTGTCCCAGCGTGAGCAACGCATCTGGGAGCTGACGCGGGAGATGAACGACCGTGGAATCGCAGTCGACTTGCCAGCGGTGCGCAAGGCCATGGAGCTGGTACAGCGCGAGCGTGAAACCTTACGAGACGAGTTTCAGAATCTGGTTGGCTGCGCGCCGCAGGCTAGCGTCAAGGTTGCTGCCTGGGCGGGACTGGAAGATGTCACTGCCCAGACTGTGGAGACAGCGCTCCTCGGTCCTCTGGAGGCGCCTAAGCGTCGAGCGCTGCAACTGCGTCAGCTGCTCAGCAAATCCAGTCTGGCAAAGCTGGACGCCTTCCTCCTACGTACCAGTCCTGATGGCCGCTTACGCGGGTCACTTGTTTACGCAGGGGCTCAGCGGACTGGAAGGTGGGCAAGCCGAGGGGTCCAACTTCAGAATCTTCGTCGAGGAATGGGATGGCTCTCTGAGGTTGCAGTTGATTGCCTGGTGGCGGGTTGGCAAGCGGAGTCCTGGCTCAAGCTCATGCCCGACCTCCTACGCTCCTTCATTCAGGGACCCTTCATCGTCGGAGACTTTGCGCAGATTGAGGCGCGGGTCCTAGCCTGGTTGGCCAACGAGACCAAGCTGCTGGACGAGTTCCGTAGCAAGGCCGACATCTACAAGGCGATGGCCGCGAGCATATACAATACGCCCATCGCCAAGGTCACCTCCGAGCAGCGGCGCATCGGGAAGAACACCGTGCTGGGGTGTGGCTACCAGATGGGAGCGAACAGATTCGTAGGCCAGCTGGAGCAGCAAGGGGTGAGGGATTTTCCCATCGAGATGGCAGCGAGGGCGGTCGATGCATACCGAACGCGGTACCCAGCAATCCCAAGATTCTGGTGGCACATCAACTCCCAGGCGTTGGAGGCAATGTATGGACATCCTAACCGATGGTTTGAAACTTGCTCCGTACGTGGCACTCGGTATCTTCGTTGCCGGTTGCCGAGTGGCCGCTTCCTGTATTACCCGAAGCCGCAGCTCGGGACCGACCCCAAGTACGGAACCGAGCGAGTGGAGTACTACGGGCAGAACACTTACACTCGTCAATGGGGGCACGTCGGCACGTACGGGGGAAAGCTTGCCGAAAATATCGTTCAAGGCACCGCGCGAGATTTGCTGGGAGAAGCCATGCTCCGCATGCGGAGCGACGGATTCATTCTCCCTCTCACCGTCCATGATGAAATTCTTACTGAAGACGACGGGCGTCTGGGACGATTTGAAGAACTGATGCGCGCTGTCCCCGAGTGGGCATCGGGTCTACCCATCGAAGTGGAGGTGTTCCAGTGTCAACGCTACCGGAAGTGACCCTGCTCTCCCGAGCAGTGGAGAAGGTGAAGCTGACCAAAGCTGATATTGAATATTTCAACGAGGTGATGTCCAACGGCACCAAGTTCAAGGAGTGGATTCGCGATGCATCTCCCGACTTCGTGGTGCTGGCGAAGTGTGCGAAGTACGAGCTGGCCCGAGGCAGGGTGAGGTCGGACATCTACCGGACCATTGTCCAGCGCTACAATAATCTATTCGGGGACGTGAACCGCGCCACGGCGTTCGCTCTGCTGGGGAGGGCAGCGTGAGATTCCTTTGCTGGCTGTTCGGGCACAAGATTCGACCGATGCCGATGTACGTGAGCCTCATCAATTGTAACATCGAGGCCGCAGAGAGCGGGCTCACTATTCGAAACGACACTGAGACTAAGTGTCTCCGGTGCGGACAGCTAACATGAGTGAAAAGGCAATCGAGTCGTCCGTCTGTGCCTGGCTAGCCTACCAGGGCTACATCCCGCTCAAGGTAGGGCTGGAGGGGTGGCCCGACCGGTGCGTCATCCTGGGTGCAGGACGCCACGTGTGGATGGAGTTCAAGACGCCTGAGGGGAAGCTCCGTCCACAGCAGGTCAACCGCATCGCCAAACTGCATGAGATTGGGGAGGTGATTTACGTTGTCACTAGCCTTGAAGAAGCCCAGCACTTCATTGCTGGACTCAGCGTTTCTTCACCCCTATCAACATACAGCGATACAAAGAATCGTCGCCCGTAAGCAGCAGGGTGTCTTCCTCAAGATGGGGCTGGGGAAGACTGTCATCACTCTCACCGCGTTGAAGGAGCTACATGAAAGAGATGGGGTGGCAAACGTGCTCGTATTCGCTCCAGCCCGAGTTGTCGGGTATGACGTGTGGGGAGCTGAAGCGCGCCGATGGGAGCATCTCGCTTCTATGGTTGAGGTGGTTCCTCTCGTTGGACCCCCAGACCGGCGACTCGCACTACTGCATGCTGATAGCCGATGTCCCCTTAGACTCTTCGTGCTTAGTTATGACAACCTTGTCTGGCTGTGTAAGGAACTTGACCGCCACCTCAATAGTTTCTTCGATGCAATCGTCTTCGATGAACTGAGCAAGATGAAGACTCCTGGGAGCGCCCGGTTCAGGGCGGCCAGGAGCTGGCTGATGGACATCCCCATTCGCATCGGGTTGACCGGGACTCCTGTCGGCAACCACCTGATGGACATCTGGGGCGAATTGTTTATGGTCGGCGGGAAGGAAGCGTGGGCCCCAGGTGCTGAGACCTTCACCAACTTCAAGCAGATGTTCTTCCACAACCCTGACCGCAAGGGCTGGACCTGGCTACCATTCCCCGACTCCCAGGAGAGGATTCAGAAGCGCATCAAGCCGTTCGCGTTCACCCTCCCTGAAGTCCCCGGCGGCACACCGCTTGTCAAGGTTCTGGAACATCCGGTCGAGCTGCCAGCAAAGGTTCGAGCGCAGCAGAAGGAACTACGAAAGGCGATGCGCACAGAGCTTGCTGGCGGAATTGACCTGCGCGTTATGTCGGCAAGCGCAGTCGCTAACAAACTATTACAATTCGAATCCGGTGCAGTCTTCCTGGAGAAACAACCGGGCGAAGTGAGGGCGCGGTGGGAGAAGGTTCACGACGCCAAGATGGAGGAGCTGGATGAAATCCTGGACGAGCAACAGGGAGAGCCGGTTCTTCTGTTTTACCATTACACTCACGAAATGGTCCGTCTGCTGGAGCGCTATCCTCAAGCTCGGACCCTACCGGATATGGCCGGGCGGCAGCTTGAAAGTCTCGATGAGTGGAATCAGGGCAGATGTGAACTGCTACTGGTACACCCTCAGAGCGCGGGCTTCGGACTCAACCTCCAATCTGGGGGTTCTACAATAGTCTGGTACACCCTGCCGTGGTCGGTCGAGCTGTACGAGCAGGCGACCGCTCGGTTGGCCAGGCAGGGGCAGAGGGCACCGTACGTGACGAGTCACGTGCTGCTAGCGGGAGGGGCGGACAGGATGGTCCTGTCGGCTCTGCGAAACAAGGGTCAGGTTCAATCAGACGTAATGAATTCTTTGGAGGTATGATGGCTACGGAGACAGAGCTTCAAGCAGAAATCAAGCGGCTGCAGGGACAGGTTCAGGAAGGCCAGCAGTTCCGGTTCCAGGCGATGCAACTGGAGCAGGGGTACCTGGCGGTGGGGTCGATGTTCTCCGCGTTGGTCCGGGAGCTGCTCCTGGCCATCGCTGACCCGGATGACGTGGAGGCGCTGGTCCGCGCCAAGCGCCACGCCAAGGAAGCGCTCAAGCAGTGGGACCTCACCATGGACGCCAAAGCCCAGCAGCAGATGAAGGCGAGAGAGACGCAGGAGCGGAAGTCAGTCCCTCTGGCAGCTGTTCCGAATGACGAGCTGAAGCCCAGTGCCTGACTACTCGGACCCAGAGAACGACTACTGGGTACAGCGGGACATGGGTGTCAGACTGGCGGACTACGACACCAACCCTAGAATCGGAATTGAATATCAACCCCTACGCCCACCGTGGTCACCTGAAGATGGGCGTCGAGGTTCCGGAACGGACTCCATGTCCCAGCCGCCCCATATCCAAATTTACCCTCATAGGTACCAAGTCCTGCCGGTCCGATGCCCCAGATGCGACGCGGTTCTGTTTCACGTAATGTCACCACGGACGGTGGAGGCAGCGGCACGGTTGTTTCAGCGCGAGCCGGAGGAGTTTCTGAGGTGGCTGTGCCAGAGCAAGAAACGGCTGGACACTCCACCTGAGGACACTCCGTTAGAGCTGTGTTCGGGACCTTGACGTAGCGGACCTTGGGGGGTTCCACCTTGCACGTATAGGAGAGGGTGGCGCCCCCTTTGTCCACCTGAGCGGTGGCCCGCGCTTCAGGCACTCCTCCGTCGCGGGCGGCTGGAGGTGGAGAAACAGAAACGGTTCCCGCTCGCGGAACCGACCCCCGGCCGCTGAGGAATCCAACCATCAGCGCGCCTGCGATTGCTGCCCAGTGGTACCACTTCATGTCACGTCCAGCCACACCAGGAAGCCACCGGCCTTGGCCACGATGGCCGAAGCGGAGACCTCGGAAGCGAACTGCAGCTGGACCGTGCCGCCGGCAGACGGAATTATTACGCCTTCCACAATCGCCACGTTCCCCGCCGTCATCGAGCTGGCGTTGGCTGCCGATGGGATGCCGTACCCGTTGGCGTAGTTGACCGTCTCGCTGGTCCCGCTCAGCGTGTACCGAGAGCTGTAGGCCAGCAGGGTGGCAGTCGGTCCGCTGAGCGTCCAACGGCTGCCCGTGGTGGTCGCTGCCGAGGTGTAGGGGACTACGAATCGGAAGTGGTACTTCCGCCCCGACGTGACCGAGAACGAGAGCCCCGTGACGTCGGCAAGAGTGTTGGCGGAAGCGTTGTTATTTGTAACGTCCGCAGCAAGCTTGACAACCGTTCCAGGGTAGCCGGTCGGACCGGTCGCTCCAGCCGAACCTGTTGCTCCAGTTGACCCAGTGTTGCCCTGAGGTCCTTGAATTCCTTGGGTACCTTGGGGTCCCTGGGGTCCAGTTGTTCCAGTGTCTCCCTTAACCCCTTGAGGTCCTGTAGCACCCGTCGCGCCAGCTGCACCCGCTGGTCCTTGTGGCCCTGTGTCACCCGTGTCTCCCTTCGGCCCCTGCGGACCCGTACTCCCAGTAGCACCCGTCGCACCTGTAGTCCCAGTCAGCCCCTGAGGCCCCTGGCTGCCCGTAGGACCTGCCGCACCCGTGTCCCCCTGGGGTCCCTGGGGTCCGGTCGCTCCCGTCGCTCCTGGAGCCCCCTGGGGGCCTTGTGGGCCTGTCGGCCCGGCCGGTCCCTGGGGGCCGACGCAGCTGGGAAGGTTCCACTGCGCGCCGTCGGGGACGATGACTGTTCTGCCCATGGGTCACTTCTTTCTTCGTCTCGGTTTGAACTCCGGGTCCAGTCCTGGATAGTCGTCTGGTTCAGGCTGCTCGGTTCGCATCCGTTCGGTGATGGGCTCTCGGTGGTAGTCGTACTGGCTCTCGGTGGGGATGCGCTCCACCCGGCCGTGGACCGCGTTGAGGCGGTCCTCGACCATCCGTAGTCGTTCCTCTTGCCGGGCGAAGCGCTCGTTCACCTTGTAGCGCCACTGCCCGATGTCCTTGAAACCCAGCGCCTGGTCGGTGGCAGCGGCGACTGTCACCTCGGTGTTTTTGTCCAGCTTCTTGTCGATGACATCCGAGCGAGTCTTCAGCTTGGTAATCAGCCAGGTGGCAAACCCGGTAGCCAGCAGGGAGCAGGCGGGGACCACCACTCCCTGGATGATGGACTGGACGGTGTCATTCATCGAGCTTCTCGAAGAGGTCCCGGCGCCTCAGGACATCGGTGACGTAGTCCTTGCCCGTGGTGAGACTATCGAGGTCGAAGGCGAACTTGAACCCTGACTGCTTCACCCGCTTGAGCCCCGCGTTGTAGGCAGCGATGCCTTGCTCCAGGGTGTCGAGCTTGCGGATGTTGGTCCGGAGCAAGGTGGTCCCGAAGAGGACGTTCTGGTAGGTGTCGCCCCACTGCTTGATGTCGCTGCAGAACTCGGTGTGGTAGCGGTCATCAATTTGCATCAGACCCCGGCCATGTCCGTTGTCCCCAACCCCTTGCGGACTGCCCTTGGGGGTGAGCGCATCACCGCAGAGAGACTCCCGGTCCATGACCGCGTAGATAAGGTATATGTCGACGCCGGTCTCACTGGCTACACGTTGGACATCGAACCGCCATCTCCAGGCCCTGTACGGAAGCATAATGATTATGGGAGGAGCGCGGAGATGACCCCATAAGCAGCGGTCTGTCCTGCGTCGTTGAGGTAGCCAGAACCATTGTCGTAAGCAGCATTGAGGCTGGTCCCAGGACCGTCCTTGACCGTGAGGTCCAGGTCGAATAGAACCGCTCCCGCTCCTGCGTTGGCAATTACCCAGTTCCGGATTGCCGTGTTGTATGCCTGGCGCTGGGTCTCCTTGCCTGCCGTGTAGTAAGCGTTCGCCACTCCGAACGGAGGCACGGTGGTGAGGAAGATGTTCGGGCAGCGGTTGAGCAATCCGTTCAGTCCTCCCTTGAGGCTGTTCCCCAGCGGGTCGGACGGCCCACCAGCAAGGAACGCTCCACCGGTCCCGTTGGTCACCGTGGGGATGTCGTTACCATCCAGACCAGCGGTGTCAGCAGTAATTACCACCTTGTTGGCGACGTTGCTTGCCGTGACGATTCCATTGATGGCTGGGTCGATGGAGGCGTTGATGGCGTTGACGTAGTTGTTGCAGGTGACCGCAGCGCTGGTGACGAAGTTCCCCGGGAAGGAAACGTTGTTGATATTCAATACGCAGTCAACGCCTGCGAACGTGGCGTTGGCTGAGGGGAACCCAGTAAACGTCGCTCCGCCCACCGTGGTGAACGGAATTCCATTCCCACCTGTACCGGGAGCAGTCGCGGTGAAGGTCAGTAGCTCCTGACCGCTGGGCTGGATGGCATGGGTCGCTTGTCCCAGTGGGCCAACAGTGGGGTCGGAGTTGATAGCATTGCAGAGGTTGGTGAAGCTGACCGTCTGGTTGGTGGTGAAAGTCACCGGGAAGGTCACCCCGGCAATCGTCAGCGTGATGCCACCACCCCAGGTGAGCTGGTTGGTCCCGAAGAGGGCGATGGCGTAGCTGTTGGTCGTGGGAGGGGTGAAGGTCTGAGTGGCCTGCGCACCTTCGAGAATCTTTTGCAGCTCGACGAAGGTCGCTGCCCCAGTCCGTCCCGTGGTGGGTGGAGTCCCCGCGTCGTTCAAGAGGTCATGCCATCCAAGGTTCACCACCGCCGAGGTGAAGCTCTGGTACTGGCCCCACGACTGCCAGATTGCTGCCACGTACCCCTCGAACCCAAAGCCTGGGAAGAGGGAGATGCGAGAAGTGGAAGCTGCCATGTAGTAGTAATCGGTTCCATACTTGAGTTGAGCACACTGGCTGGCGTACCCACCCGATGCCGAAGTGGACCCTCGTCCGACAGTCCACTCGTCTCCCATGAAGGCGTTCTTGGTCTGCCGTCCGGGACCGATGTCCTGTTCCAAGGTGATGACGTTCTGGACGTTGAAGTCGATTTTGAAATCGTGCATCGTCGCCCGCCCGGTCAACGGGAACGACGCATCGAATCGCCTGCCTCGATAGATGGTCGAGAGGAAGTTGGTCCAGTTCGGAGAGAGTCCTGCGAATACAATCGCCAAGCCACCGTCAATCCAGAGCTGACCAATGTTCGGACTCAGGACCGCGATGGCAAAGTTGTGAGCCCCAGGGCTGTAGAGACTGAGCAGCTTGTTCCTGGGGTTGGATGCGTCCACCAGGAGTTGCGTCGGGTCCAAGTTGACAGGGAACGACCCACCGGGGGTACCGGTGACTGTGGCCCCCATGTCCGAGCCACCCGCCGTGAAGTACAGCTCCGTCCAGTGGGAGTCGTTGGGAGTGGTCCCAAGGTTCAGCATCGTCTCCTGCCCTACCGACCCATCCATGACGAACACATCTCCGCCCACCGGGCGAAGAGTGAAGCCGATTGCCCAAGGAGTGAAGTCGGTGAAGTCAGGGATGAGTGGATTGGCAAGCGTACTGGGAACGGCAGGAGTCAGCTCGGAATAGAACGGTCCAGGTGAGCAACGCACGAAGAAGGCGCCGAAGGTGATGACAACATCGGTGCCCGGGTCCACTCCGGTGTCGTAGAAGAACCCGTCCGTATCCTGAGTCACCAGTCCCGGACCCAGGGAGCCAGCGGCGGGGGTGTTGGACAGCGGACTGGTATAGGACAACGGCTGGACCCAGACCTTGTAGTTGGCGTCCGGCTCAGGATTGAAGAAGTTCAACCGGCCCCAGGTGAACCCGTGCTGGATAGTGAAGGTCCCGATGAGGTTGGAGCCGAGCACATCGGTCGTACTCACGCTGTGCATCTGGCTGTTGCGCCCTGGCTGGACCAGGGTCACTCCACCTTCAAGATTGCTGTAGGGGAGATTCTCGATGTAGGGGATGCCGGAGAACTGACCCCACGTTCCGGTGGGGTTAATAATCATTACGGATGAACTCTCCGGAATCGTCGGCTGATTCCAGTGGACGAACTGGCACGGGGACCCATCGAAAGTCGAACCACCGAATCCGCCGTTCCCAGGAATGCCTGGTTGCCAGGAGTCCCCTTCGAAGACGTACTGCCCGGTCTGGAACCCGTACATCACGATGGGTGGAGCGTTGGAGGAGTTGGCCTGGATGATGTTGGACCGGCCTACCACCGAGCCGTTGACCGAGAGGATGCCGATGATGGCTTGTTCGCGGAGGAACGCCCAGCCCTCAGCATCGTTGTCTGTGTCATCCAGGACGTAGAGCGACTGCTTGCTAGTTCCCGGACCGAGGAGCGTGCAGATGAAGTTGGTGAAGTTCGGTTGGTTGTGGAGCTGATGGATGCGTCCACCGAACGGAACTTGAATCCCGATGGGAGCACCGAGGACAAAGTTCCGGTAGGAATCTCCGAACCAGAGAATACCGATGTCCGAGGGAGCGAAGACGTTGCAATCCTGGATGGTGGAGTAGAACCCGTTTCCATCGCTTCCCTGGAAGCCAGCACGGCAGCCGAAGGAAGCGGAGACTCGGG